GATACTTACAAGGAATACTTATTTACTTTTAATAATATTCATCCATCTGCTAATGAAGCTGATTTTCAATTTCAAGGAAATGCTGCTGGTGGAAGTGGTTATAATGAAACCATTACATCAACTGTTTTTAAAAGTGGACATGATGAAGGAGACACTAGTGGACAAGCAAAAATACAATATGAAACTGGTTCAGATCAAGCACAAGGAACTGGATTTCAAACTTTAGGAATATTTTCTGGTGCAGATAACGATCAGTGTACAGCTGGATATTTACATTTATTTAATCCTTCATCTACAACTTTCGTAAAACATTTTATAGCCAGAATACAATCAGCACAGGCTAATGATTATTCATTTGATACTTATATTGCTGGATATTTTAATACTACATCAGCTATTGATGAAATACAGTTTAAGTTTGCATCAGGCAACATAGACGCCGGGGATATTTGCCTTTACGGAATTAAATAATAATGATAAATAAACAAAAAGGAGAAAAACTATGCCAAGATATCATAATATAAACGGTGTAAAAGTTCAGTTTACAGCTGAAGAAGAAACAGCTAGAGATGCTGAAGAAAAAGCATGGGCTGATGGCGCTTTAGGAAGAGCACAAGCTAATTTAAGATCTAAAAGAAATAGATTATTAGCTGAAACTGATTACTATGCTTTATCTGATGTTACTATGTCTAATGACATGAAAACATACAGACAGAATCTTAGAGATATGCCTGCAGGTAAAGACACTGTTGATAAATGTAATAACGCTACGTGGCCAACTAAACCGTAAAGCATAGGAATATACTATGTTACAAAAAGTAAAATTTGCACCAGGATTTAATAAACAAGTAACCGCAACCGGTGGCGAAGGTCAATGGGTTAGTGGTGATAACGTTCGTTTTAGATATGGCACTCCTGAAAAAATGGGTGGCTGGGCACAATTAGGTTCTGTAGATTTAACAGGACGTAATACTGCTATTCACCATTTTGTTAATGCTAGTGGTATAAAGTACGCGGCTCTTGGAACTAATAGAATTTTGTACGTATACTCTGGTGGTATTTTTTACGACATACATCCAATTAAAACAACAACAACTTTATCAAACGCATTTTCTACAACTAATGGATCTGCAGTTGTAACTGTAACTTTTGCATCAGCACATGGAATGAACGCAGGTGATATTATTTTATGTGACAACTTTACTTCAATTACTAATTCTAATTTTGGATCTGGAGATTTTGATGATGTAAAATTTATGGTAACAAGTATTCCAACAGATACTACTTTAACAATTACAATGCCCTCTAATGAATCAGGATCGGGTGCATCTACATCAGGTGGTATTAGAGTAAAACATTATTACCCTGTAGGACCAGCTGTTGAAACAGCATCTACTGGTTGGGGACTTGGTCAATGGGGTGGTACACAATCAGGACAATTTATATCTACACTATCATCAAGCATTAACACATCTGTTACAAGTTTAACAATGGCTAGTTCTACATCATTTCCATCATCAGGAACTGTTATTATAGGGTCTGAATTAATTACGTATACAGGAAATAGTGGTGGAACATTAACAGGATTAACAAGAGGTGCTAATGGTACAACCGCAGCATCACATTCGTCAGGTGCAACAGTTACAGATGCATCTAATTATTTTGCATGGAACGCTGCAGCATCAGGAGATATTGTTACAGCACCAGGTTTATGGTCATTAGATAATTTTGGTAACAAAGTTGTTGCAACTATATTTGGTGGAGAAACATTTACATGGGACTCTGATCCAACAGGTGCAACATCAACAAGAGCAACAATTTTGTCAAATGCACCAACATCATCATCTTTTAGTTTAGTGTCATCACCTGACAGGCACTTAATATTTTTTGGCACAGAAACAACTATAGGTACATCAAGCACAAGAGATGAAATGTTTATCCGGTTCTCGGACCAAGAATCTATTGATGCAACAACATCATATGCACCTAGTGCAACTAACACTGCTGGTACACAAAGACTTGCAGATGGATCTAAAATTGTAGGAGCTATAAGAGGTAGAGATGCAATTTACGTTTGGACTGATACATCTTTATTTATTATGAGATTTGTTGGCGCTCCATTTACTTTTTCATTTCAACAAGTTGGTACAAACTGTGGATTGATTGGAAAGAACGCAGCTGTAGAGGTTGATGGTTCTGCTTATTGGATGTCAGAAAATGGTTTTTTTAGATACACTGGTAAACTAGAATCACTACCATGTTTAGTAGAAGATTTTGTTTATGATGATATTAATACAATTCCAAAACAACACATTAATGCAGGATTAAATAACTTGTTTGGTGAAGTTATGTGGTTTTATCCTAACTCAGGATCAAACACAGTTAATAGAATGGTTTGTTATAATTATTTAGATTCAACACCAGAAAGACCTGTATGGACAACAGGTACATTAGCAAGATCTGCGTGGCAAGATTCTGCTGTGTTTGGTAAACCTCATGCATCAGAATATGATACAAGCACAAATGGATCTTCTGGTTCATCAACTTATGTACAAGGAAACACAGATGGTGTTTCAATATACTATGAACATGAAAAAGGATTAAACCAAGTTAAAGAAGGAGCTGAAACATCTATTACAGCAAGTATTGAATCTGGTGATTTTGATATAGGTCAACAAGGATTAGAAGGGGATGGCGAGTTTATGATGAAAATTAGAAGAGTATTACCAGACTTTTTATCACAAACAGGTGATACAAGAATAACATTAAATTTAAGAGATTTTCCTAATCAATCACAAGCTAGTTCTACACTAGGGCCTTTTACAGTAACAAGTGGTACAAACAAAATAGACACACGTGCAAGAGCTAGATCCATATCTTTAAAAGTAGACAATACAAGCACAGGTCAGTTTTGGAAACTTGGAACATTTAGATTAGATATACAACCGGATGGTAGAAGATAATGGCTAGAATAGTACAATCATTAACACAACCTTTAGAAGACTACGATCAACAAGTACAACAATCTTTAGTTAGAGATATAGATAGTATTGTACAAAAATTAAATACAACGTTTCAACAAGATTTAAAAGAAGAGGCGGAAGCGGAGGCATATTTCTTTGGCTAATTCATTTGTAAATAAAAAAGCAGATTTAACTAGCACGTCAGCTACAACATTGTATACTGTGCCATCAGCTACAACTGCTGTAATTAAATCTATCTTAGTATCAGAAGATTCTGGTAACGCAGATACTATAACTGTGACTATTACAGACACAGATACAGCTGTATTTAGTTTGTTTAAGACTAAATCGATATCTGCTAATGCAACCACGGAACTATTATCAGCTCCTCTTGTATTACAAGAGAGTGAAATATTAAAAGTAACAGCAGCAACCGCAAATAGGCTACATGTAGTCTTATCTGCGCTAGAAATTAAGCCTAGAGAAGTAACATCCTAGACTTGATTTAATTAGTAAAAACAAGTATTATTACAAACCCAGGTTAAATTCCTGCTTTTAAAATTAACTTAAAAATTATATGAAAACAGGATTAGAATCACTAGATACAGGCGCGTCAAACATTACCTACTCAGGTAATGAAGGACCTAAATCACCACAACAAATAGCAGAAGCAGATTATATGTTACTAGAAGAGTATCAAAAATATGTTTTTGAAATGGAAGAAATGGGACTAGAACCAATGTCCTTTGAACAATTTAGACAAGAAGCTATGTCAGGCATGGCTATGGGTGGTAGAGCTGAATTTAGAGTAGGTGGTGTATCTGGAAGAGAATATGGTAGTTCTAAATCTAAAGGTTCAGCTGCACCAGGAGGGATTAGTGGATCTACAAATCAAGGTGGTGGTGATGATAGAAGAGAACAAGTAAGTGTTGCTAGAACTCAAGGACGAGATGCACCTACTGATTCTCAAATAAGAGAAGCTCAAAAAGAAACAGATACAATAAACCAAAGAATAGCTTCTAGTGCATTAGGAAAACAACAAGCTAAAAATCAATTTATAAATATGAAATCTACTCCAAAAAAAACTGGACTAGCAACAGTTGATGCGGGAATAGGATTTTTAAATGCAATATTACCATCAAAACTTACTAAAAAATTTTATTACGATAATGTTAGAGGTAGAACAGTTACACTTCCAGACGGAACAACAATAACTTTTGATGAAGATAATTATGATGAATATGACAGATTAAGAAAAGCAGGAGTAATTGGAGCATATGGTAATGTTGAAATGGGGCAGAATGCTATTAATACTCGTGGTGGCGGAGGCCAACAACAAATAGCAGGAATACCATCAATGG